ATTGGGCAGTGGACTTTGGTGGACTTAAAAAGCTCAAGGCTTGGTTAGAAGATAGCTTTGATCACAAGCTGGCTCTGGATCGTTCTGATCCGCATTTGGCCAAATTTCAAGAACTAGAAGCATTGGATTTAGCAGAGATTAGAATATTTGATGGTGTGGGTGCGGAGAAGTTTGCCGAACATGCCTTTAACTTTGCTGATCGGTTGATACGCAAAGAATCTAAAGGTCGTTGCTATTGCGTCAGAGCGGAATGTGCTGAGCACGGTGCCAACAGTGCCATCTACGAAGGATGAAATTTATCTGCGTGATAAACGACGTATATAAATATTTGTCCAATGTCAAATGAATACAAAATAGCAATATTATTACCCACTCGTGGTCGTACCGCGGCACTAGATCGTAGTCTGCTAGGTTTGTTAGAAAAAGCCGCGGATCTGGACAGCATACAGCTTTTGTTAGGGCTAGATACCGATGACGCTGTGGGTATAAAACATTTCCAAGAAGAATTACAACCACAGCTGGACGCTCTGGGCGTGGATTACACGGCCATGACTTTTGAACCCATGGGCTATGGACGATTGCACGATTATGTCAATACTCTGGCTCACAATAGTTCAGCGGATTGGATGTTTTTTTGGAATGATGATGCCATCATGCAAACCTCAGCATGGGATCTGGAAATCGTCCGCTACACTGGCGAATTTAAATTGTTAGCAGTACACACTCACAAAGACCACCCTTATAGCATATTTCCCATAGTACCGCGAGCTTGGTTGGATCTGATTGGTCATCTCAGTTTGCACAGCATGAATGATGCTTGGCTTAGTCAAAATGCTTATTGTGTGAATATCTGGCAACGCATTGATGTACATGTGGTGCATGATCGTGCTGACCTCACTGGCAACAATCTAGACGCCACTTTCAAACAACGACAGTTGTTTGAAGGTAATCCTAGTAATCCTGCAGATTTCCATCACATTAGTCAGACTACATTACGCATGGAAGAATGCGACAAGCTCAACGAATACATAAAAAGTCTAGGGCAAGACGGAACCTTTTGGGACCGTGTAAAAAATCAAGAACAAGACCCCTGGGAAAATCTCAGAAAAAACGACATCAATCGGCAGATGGTGCAATTCCAACTACGAGGGGCATAAACCTCAATGAAAAAAATTGTATATGTCACAGGATGTTTGGGATTCATAGGAGTCCATGTCACACGTCATTGCCTGGCACGTGGTTGGCACGTGATTGGCGTAGACAAAGGTACCTATGCCAGCAATTTTGATTTCTTAAATGAATTTCAAAAATATGAGACTTTTAAATTTATTCACAAAGACATCAACGATCTTGATCATCTATATGACTGCGATTACATCATAAACACAGCCGCAGAGACTCATGTGGACAATTCGATCATGAGTTCAGAAGTATTTTTACACAGCAACATAAATGGTGTGCATCGTTTGTTGGAATTGATCCGGCAACAGCCTCCACAAAAACAACCAATCTTGTTTCATTTTTCAACCGACGAAGTCTACGGCGACATTGATCTGGGTGCGCACAAAGAAACAGATTTGCTCAAACCCAGCAATCCTTATTCGGCATCAAAAGCGGCTGCTGACATGTTGATCATGGCCTGGGCCAGGACTCATGGCATACAGTATGTGATCGTTCGTCCTACCAACAATTACGGTATAGGTCAGTATGTGGAAAAATTGATACCCAAATCTATAAAATATTTGAATATAGGTAGAAAGATCGACCTACACGACCATGGTGAACCAAAACGTACCTGGTTACATGTGGAAGATACTGCCCGTGCAGTCATGACCGTGATTGATCATGGCAAAATCAATGAGATCTATAATATTTCTGGCAACTTAGAATTGCCTAATCGAGACGTGATCAAAAAGATTTTGAGCCTTTATCCCGGTAACGGTGCAGAAAATCGCTGGCAAGACTATGTGACCGGCAGCCACCGTCGCGGACAAGATGTGCGTTATGCCATTGATGATTCCAAGCTCAAGTCTTTGGGCTGGAAACCAATCGCAGACTTTGATGATGAATTGGAAAAAATCATGCATTATTATACTTTAAATTTTATTTGGTGACCCATGGGCATATACTACAGAGAAGTCGAAAAGTTTTTACACGCAGTTGATCCCAATGGTGATTGGGTAGAAATCGGTGTGGATCGTGGCGAAGGCAGCACCAAGTTTTTTGCCGACATCGCTAGAACCAAAGGGGTCAAATTTTACGGCGTGGATGCCGACGAAAAACAAATAGCCCGAGCACGTACGGTATTGTCTGCACAGGGGCAAATGATCTTGGGCGTTGATGGTCAGTTCCGTTTGGCCCCGGGCGCTTTGCCAGATCACATACAACTGATACATGCCTTTGGAGAAAATTTTCTAGAACAATTTGCAAAGGACAATCCTGGAAAGAAATTTTCTTTGGTGTACTTAGACAACTTCGATTGGGACTACTGGGTGGGTGGGCAAGAAGAAGCATTTGTGCCTGCACAAAAACAGCACTATAGAGATTACATGGGTACCGAAATGACCAATATCAACAGCCAAAAAACACACCTGTTACAGGCCATGCGACTCATGCCATTGATGGCCGACGACAGCATAATTGTGTGTGATGACACCTGGTATCATCCCAACGAAGGGGTGTTCATTGGCAAGTGTTCAGCAGCGATTCCTTACTTGCTTTTGCAAGGATATGAAGTGTTGAACAGCCAGGGATACAGACAAAACAGTGGTGCCATACTGGGCAGATCAAAATGACAGTTAAAAATTATTTGGTTTCTTCAGTAAGGCCTATCCGTAATGGCTGGCACATAGAAAAGAATCAAGACCTGTACAAGGCCTATGGTGAAATGTACAAGATAAGGCTGGCTTCATTTCGCAAATTTTGTCTGGAGCCTTTTGAAGCTGTGTTATGGACCGATCCCGCCGACGACAGCGACACCTGTACTGAGGCCAACTGGAACGAGATCAAAGCATTATGGCACAAAGAACCCTGCAACGTTTTCTGGGCCGGAGCTGACACATTCATGATTCGTCCTACTAGTTTGTTTGGCGGCCGGTACCAGGAGTACAGATTGTTCAACTACACTGAACCCAGAAACCATAGAGAATTTCGACATCATTTCAATGATGACGTGCAATATTATCCGCATACCATGTCAAAAGAAATTTGGGACCTGGGTGAAAAGTATTTTCAAGCAAGGGAAACACATCCGGACCGGCACTGGGGATTTGACCAACTAAGACACAACGCAATGTTTTGGGCACAAGATATTCCAGAAACAGATCGACTACACCCAGAAATGAATTACATGTGTCATAACTTAAGAAGCGACCATCCTGCTGAACTAGAAGCTACCAGACTTTGGAATTCCGGAGTGCCGATTGCTGATGCAAACATTTTGCATTTTGCTGCCAGTCGAGGTAGCTTGAAAGTCATTGAAATTATGAAAGTGCTTTGCCAAGAACTTGGAGTTGACTATGAATGAAATTTTAAACTTGATCAAACAATACATTGACGCCAAACAGGCAGACAAAACCTGGGTGGCCGGCAAAGACTTTGTTAATTATGCTGGCCCGCATTTTTCGTCCGACGAGTATGTGGCGGCCGCAGAAGCCTTGCTTAATGGGTGGCTGGTCATGGGCAACAAGAGCCTGCGCTTTGAACAAAAGTTTCCCAGAGAGTTTGGCAAGACACGCGGTGTATTGACCAACAGTGGTAGCAGTGCAAATCTGCTGATGATGACAGCCATGAAAAGCAAGCGTGGCCACAACTTGCCACCTGGTACCAAAGTATTGATGCCTATCGCAGGATTCCCAACCACACTGAATCCAACCTTGCAAAACGGATTTACACCAGTGTTTTGCGACATTGAAATTGATACGTTAAACATTGACTTGGATCACGCAGAACAGATACTTGCCGGTGATCCAGACATTAAAATTATAACCTTTGCACATGTGTTGGGTAACCCGCCCAACATGGATCGAGTCATGGAGCTGGTCAACAAGTACAATCTAATCTTATTAGAAGATTGTTGTGATGGACTCGGCACCACCTATGATGGCCGACCCTTGGGAAGTTTTGGCGAAATGGCATCGTGTAGCTTCTATCCAGCACACCACATAACCATGGGCGAAGGCGGCTTTGTAGCCATGAATGATCCACAACAAGAAATCATTGTGCGTAGCCTGCGTGAATGGGGACGTGGGTGTTATTGTGTAGGACCCGAGGCCAACAAATTGAAATGTGGCACCTGTGGCAAGCGATTCAATGAGTGGATTCCTGAAATGCCAGATCAGATTTTTGATCACAAGTATGTGTATGATGAAATTGGTTATAACTTGAAGCCCATCGAACTGCAGGCTGCCATGGGCTTAGAACAGATCAAAAAATTGCCTGAGATACATGCATTACGTCAACGCAACTACAATCTACTGTTTGCTATCTATGAAAAATATGAACAATTCTTCCACTTGCCACGTGCTAGAGACAAAGCCGATGTCAGTTGGTTTGCTTTCCCATTGACCATTCGTGCAGATGCTCCGTTCTCACGCATGGACATTGTTGACTATCTTGAAGAAAACTTGATACAGACACGCCCATACTTCGCTGGCAACATCATGTTGCAACCTGCGTATTCACACTTGATGAATCCTGCAACGGCACGTGACAACTATCCTGTGGCCACATTTACCATGAAGAACACTTACTTCCATGGATGCAGTCCGGTTATCACGCCTGAGCAGATTGAGTACATTGGAGAAAAGGTTGACGGATTTATGAGTTTGTACCTATGAATGATGTTGAGAAAAGAATAATCGAAATCAGTTATCGAGAAAAGATACCGCATTTGAGTAGCAATCTAAATGCTGTCAACATCATCGAAGAAATTTACAAAAACAAAGCCGAAGACGAACCTTTTATCCTAAGCTCAGGTCATGCAGCCCTGGCTTGGTATGTGGTGTTAGAGAAATATCTGGGCAAAGATGCCGACTACCTGTTCCACAAACACGGAGTGCATCCACATAGAAACGTAGAAGATGGCTTGACCTGTTCCAGTGGCAGCCTAGGCATGGGTCTCACAGTGGCCTGTGGATATGCCTTGGCCGACCGCGGGCGACGGGTACATTGTCTGATCAGCGACGGCGAGTGCGGAGAAGGCAGCATTTGGGAAAGTCTGCGTTTCATACACGAAGCCAAATTGGACAACCTAGAAGTGTATGTGAACGTCAATGGCATGATAGCCTATGACTTTATTGACAAAGAATATATCATACGTAGATTGCAGGCATTTTTACCCAGGATCAACATACGTGAAACTTCACCGCCAGATTGGCCTTTTGCCAAGGGCATACTCACGCACTACTATGTGCTGAAACCCGAGGACCTGGAGCATCTATGAGAAATAGATTTGGAGAACTCATGGCCGATGCACTGATCGTAGACCCTAACGTATGGTTGTTGTCGGGCGACCTTGGTTTTGGTGTGCTTAACCGATCAAGAGAAGTGGCCCCTGACCGTGCTCTTAATGTGGGCGCTGCCGAACAACTCATGCTGGGCACCGCTGTAGGACTTACACATTGTGGCAAGATACCGGTGTGCTACAGCATAACTCCTTTTGTGATCTTCCGACCCTATGAATGGTTGCGCAACTATTTAGATCATGAACTTGCTCCGGTCAAACTAGTAGGAGTTGGACGCGATCAGGACTATGGACACCTGGGTTTCAGCCACTGGGCCGAAGATGCCGCTCGTGCTGTATCGGTGTTTCCCAACATCAAAATCTATCAACCCAACACTGTGGAAGAATTAGAATCTGTTTGGCATGAATTTTTATACAGTGATCAACCGGCTTATTTGAACGTGAGGAGGACCTAATGGCTGACTACAAAACTATTCCAGGCAATCTGGAAGTAGCCATCGAACTCAGACACGATTCACCACACGCTGAACTAAAAGATCTGTGGTGGCCGCGCTACGACCGGGCCTGTTGGAACTACATGCACCAGTACCGCATCAACCCAGAATTTCTTGATGAACTGATGACCCATGTGGTTTCCACTGGAGTCATGATACAAGCCGGTGGCAACTGTGGCCAGCTTGTGCGCCAGTTCAGTCAACGATTTGGCACGGTTTATACTTTTGAACCAGATCCAATAAATTTTTTGTGTTTGACTTTGAACTGCGGCGACAATGTGATAAAAACACAGGCCTGTGTGGGCAATGAAAGAAAATTTGTAAACATAAGCAAAGGTAATGATTCAGGCGCTATTCACGTAAGCGGCCAAGGTAACCTACACACAGTGATCATTGATGACATGGATCTGCCGGCCTGTGATCTTATACAGTTAGACATTGAAGGTTACGAATATTTTGCTTTGTTGGGAGCGCGACGTACCATTGAACGATATCATCCTTTGCTCATGTTAGAATGGTGTAAGCCTTGGGCCAAAAGATATGGCGTGAGTTTTGAACAATTTGAGAAATTGTTGAGTGATCTCGGCTACCGCCAAATTTTGACCAACATGACTGATCGTATTTACAAATACCAACCATGAAAACAGCATTGATTACCGGAGCCAATGGATTTATTGGCCACTACTTAGTAGAAGAATTTGCAGAAGACCATCGTGTTATCTGCGTGGTTAGACCAGGTTCGGTCAATATGGAACGGATCAATCACATGCTTGATCGTGTCACTGTGATTGAGCACGACATCAAAAATTCTTGTAGACACTTGCCAGCAGCAGACATTATATTACATGCTGGTGCCAACCCCAGTTCAGCCGACAGCTTGAGTGATCCCACAGCATCTATCATGGACAACGTGCTGGGCACATTGAACCTGTTGGAACATGCCCGACACACTGGCACGGATCGATTTGTGTACTATAGTTCGGGCGAAGTTTACGGACCCGTAACCATTGGTCAAGATAGCCAAGTCACAGATGCCTACAACAGCAATAGCCCTTATGCGGCCAGCAAAGCTGCCGGCGAGGAACTGTGCCTGGCCTATGCCAACTCGTTTGATGTTCCGGTCAGTGTCATACACATCAACAACACTTTTGGTCCACGTTGCCAGAGCAATCGTTTGCCGGTAATCATCATACGCAAACTGCTCAACAACGAGACTTTGGATATACATGTAGGCCCCAGCGAATTGATTGGTGGACGTCGTTGGTTCTATGCCGGAGATGTGGCCAGCCATACTAGATTTATACTGGAAACACAATTGACCCGTTGTGAAAAATGGAACAGTGCCGGCGATAAGTTTATCAATAACCTTGAATTTGCTCAACATATTGCCCAGATAATGGGCCAGGAATTGTCTTACCGTTTGGTTCCGGTTGATCGACCCGGACATGATCTGTGTTTTAGCGTGGATCCTGCACGCCTGTACCAATCGGGATGGCAGGCACCGGCCTCATTTGAAAAAAGATTGACCCAAACAGTCAACTGGTATCGCAATAACCCCGAATGGCTGGTACGATAATTGACAACCCATGGTCAATTGCTGTACAATAGCATATGAACAAAATATACTATACTTGGTTGGACATCGAAAAACAGACCCAAGAAATCCTGCGTCAAATAAACTTGGACCGTTGGAGGCCTGATTATGTGGTAGGGCTCACCCGCGGTGGACTTGTCCCGGCCAATTTGATCAGTCAATATCTTGAATGCAGAATGGAAACACTCAAGGTCAGTCTGCGTGATGATGGTCAATGCGAAAGCAATCTGTGGATGGCCGAAGATGCGTTTGGGCACGAAATGGAAAAGCCAAAAAACATTCTTATTGTAGACGATATCAACGACACCGGTTCCACATTAAATTACATACGTGAGGATTGGCCCAGCGGCTGTTTCCCCAAGGACAAAAGGTGGAAACAAGTCTGGGGCAACAATGTGCGTGTAGCGGTACTGGTAGACAATGAATCTAGCAAAAACAAAATTCCTATCAGTTACAGTGCAGTTGATCTAAATAAAGCTGAAAAAGATTGTTGGATTGTATTTCCTTGGGAGTCATGGTGGCAAAGATAAAAGTATCGGAAGTATTTTACAGTTTACAGGGCGAGGGTCGCTTCGTTGGAGTGCCCAGCGTATTCCTTAGAACCTATGGTTGTAATTTTACCTGTGCAGGATTTGGTTGCCGACCAGGCGAAAAATCCTCAGGTGCTGATGATGTGGCCGAAGTGGTACATTTGTATAACCGGTTTGAAGAACTGCCCTTGGTAGAAACCGGTTGTGATTCGTATGCAAGTTGGCATCCGGCATTCAAACATCTCAGCCCCACACAGAGCACAGAAGAACTGGTTGAACGCATGCTGGCGTTGACACCCAACAACATGTGGCAACAGAACAATGGCAACGATGTTCATCTTGTGATCACCGGTGGCGAACCTCTGCTGGGATGGCAACGTGCTTATGCAGAACTGCTGAGCCATCCTAGAATGGCAGATTTAAAGAATATAACATTTGAAACCAATGGTACCCAAGAACTACACAGTGACTTCCGTCACTTCTTGTTGGATTGGACATTAAATCCTAAATTAGGCAAGAAAGGTCCGTCAGCCTTGACGTTCAGTGTAAGTGCTAAACTTTCAGCATCAGGTGAATCATGGGAAGATGCCATTTGCCCAGACATCGTGATGAGTTATGCCGACATTGGGCATACCTATCTAAAGTTTGTGGTTGAAACTGATGACCATATCAACGAAGCCATACGTGCCACAGATGCTTATCGACGTGCAGGATTTACGGGTGTGATTTATCTCATGCCGCAAGGTGGTGTGGTCAAGCCTTATGATCAGAACAAACTGCGCATCGCAGATATCTGTTGTGCTCAAGGCTGGAACTACAGTCCTAGATTGCATGTGGATCTATGGGGCAACGGCTGGGGCAAATGAGTCCAATACCAGAACGTATCAATCGCCCCGATGGGCATTTTTATATTCGCGCTGAATGGAAACTGTGCAGGGTGGTATGGCCCAAGAGGTGTGAGATCACAGGACGTAGATTGTGGCCCGGAACCATGGCCTATCGTGGTATCGCTACCTGGCACGGTCCAGGCACACCGGTTGTAGAAGAACACTGGCATGATCGCCAGGAACACATAATGTGGCAATTAAAGGAATAAAACTATGAAACAACTTGCAAATCAAATCACAGAATGGATCAAGAACTATGCCAACAATGCTGGCA